CAAAAGAAAGAGGTCTTTTATGTTTTACTTTGGCGGTTGTACAAATATATGTATTTTATTTTAAATTATGCAAATTATTTTCTTTAAAAATTTTTAGTGTATAATCCTTTTTTTTAAGTACGGTTTTGTAAATGTCGTTTTCTATACCTCCTTTTGAGAATATCCAAAAGACCTCGTTTGATTGTCGTTGCATTGTGGTAAGTCTATCTCGGCTCTGCCAGTAGCTTGTGGCACTAAAATCAATATTATAATAAACCAAATAGTTAGCATTCTTTAAACTGATTCCCTCACGCCCCGAAACGATTTGCAATGCGATACATTTATTAGTATTATCAAACTCCTCAACACTATCGGTAAGCAATGCACCGTAAACCGATTTTAAAGCATTGAACTCCTCTTTGAATTTATAAAAGATTGCAATCTTAACATCTTTAAAATTATTGAATATATAATTTGCCTTTGATAAATCAATAATTTTTGAAGTGCCATCCTCAAATTTACAAGTGCCACTGGAGAGTTGGTGTATTTTTTGCATCAACTTAACGCCAGTGTCGCCTAATATTACTTGACCCTCGTTATTCTTTACAACCAAATCTCTTTTTAATCGTTTTATTATTTCAGCAGTAATCGGAAGCATCTCGCATTCTAAAACCATTTCGTTGACCGATGTAGTGAACCCTGCTTGGGCTTGAGTAAATGTCAATATATAATTTTGCAATATACGTTTAATTAAACCCTCGTTGGCGTGGCTATAATCTTTGATTACCGCATAGCCTATATTCCGTTGTTTGATGTCTACAAAATCAATCGCCCATTTGTAAAAATTAGTGTATTTTTTAAATGGAGAGTAATCCGAAACCCAAAACTGATTAAACCATTGCGAATGGCTCTCTGGAGTTGGTGTTCCGCTCAAAAATATCATAGGTAATTTTGAATATCTTTTTTTAAATAGTTGAGCCACTTTGTTAGGCTTTGGAAACGCTCCATATTTATGGTGTTCATCAGAAATAATTAATTCAAAATCATTGTCTAAAATTTTATGCAAACTTTGGTCGTTAATAATTACGATTTGAAAATCAAATCCAAAATTATCATAATCCCATTGAATTGATGAAATTGCTTTTTTCTTTGTAATAAATAATATTTTTTTTGCCCCGAATAGCTTTGCGGTATTTAAAGCAATCAAAGTTTTTCCTGTTCTGACTTCACAGCAATAATAAACTATTTTTTTTTGTTTTAGAATTTCAACTCCTTTAGTTGATAATTTTGTTTGATAATCTCTTAATTTAAGCATATCTAAAAAATGTATTATTTTTTTTATAAATTGATAAGTGAGACCATAATTTTTTTTTATCCCAGCTTATTGTTTTTGATGCTTCTTCTAAAGTATCGTAATATATTCCAGTTTCAATATTAATAATTGGCTTATATAAATAATTTTTATTTCCTTTTAATTTTTCTCTCATTTTGTTTTTTGAAATTTCAGAATGATTTTTACCAAAAAATGGATTTTTATTTTTTAATCTACTTTTACTTAAAAATAATTTTTGCCAATCAGGAATATTTTTACCTCTTAATTTAGATACTCTTTTTTCAATAGTTTCATTTGATTGCTTTTTATTTAAATTACATAATTTTAATTTTATTCTACATTCATTACTTATAACTTTTCCCATTTGAGATTGAGATATTTTTCTTTTTGTATCTTCACTTAATTTACCACTTTTATCATTTGATTTTGTATAAATACAATTTAATCCATTTTCAATTGAATTAAAATATTCTTGCCAATATCTTTCCTTTATATTTAATTCTTCAATTTCACAAATTTCAATAATTTCAAATTTATGATTTTCAAATCCATATTTTTTTAATGATAAATAAAGTTTTGGAGTTTGATTAGAATATAATTTTTTATGATATACCCATCTTTTAAAAATATTAATACTTTGTCCTATGTAAATTTTTCCACTTGGAGAAGTTATTTTATAAATTCCTATTTTAATATCCATAAAAATAAAAACCCACAAATCAAAAGGTCGTCGTCTTTATCATTGTGGGATTTTTGTAATATTATTATTGTAGCGACGACTCTACTTTTACAAATATATAAAATTTAATTTAATAATTAAAAATTTTTCTTAAAAACTTTAGTTTTTAAACTAAAAAGCTATATCGTCAACCTCGTTAAGTTGACCAGTTTTTATTGTGAACCATCGCAATCCATTTGTATTGCCCTCTAAATATTCTGCACCTATAAAGTTGCAATATTTTTGTACCCAAATATTAAACTTTTTATTTGTGAGCCATTTTTTATAATCTTGATAATCGTTTATAAAATTATTAAAATAAAGTGATTTCTCAAGCCTATCGTTGTGCGAAACATTGTCTTTGTCTTTTACCCATTCCAAAAACTCCATCGAAGTTTCGGCAATGAATTTTCTCATTTTAATATTTTTGGCGTTTTGAGGTACTAACCCCAATTTTAAATAAGATTGCAAACAGTAAACCATATAATTATCAAATTTTTTATAGTCAACCTCATCCCAATCATCAAATAATTGTTTACCAAATTCATCATAAGGCGTTAAAGTCTTACCATAAAATTGGGCGAACTCAATTTCGTGCCTCCTCCTATCGTGTGAATTACCCTCTCCCTTTATTGCATAGTTGGTACTTAAAATCATTTTAGGACTTTCCTCAACTTTTAATTTTATTGCATCTTTGTTTTTACGCTCCAGAGTTATACCCTCTGTTACTAAACTAAATTTACTTTCAAAGTCAAAATTCTTTTTAACATCGTCAAAAACCAGTACTTGAGTTTCTGGACTTACTGTTTGGTAGGGGAAACTTTTTTTATCATCAAAGCTTTTGCCATCCAAAATTGAAATATTACGAATTTGTTTTAGACCTTGTACAAATAAACCTTTACCAGTCCCCCCCTCTGGATTTTCGCTTATAACCTCATCGTTTAAGATTATAGCCTTGTTATTCATTTTATTTTTGTAAGTTGATAATAAGTACCCGATGACACATTCAATTGCGATTGGCTCATTACTACTTATATTATTTATAAAGGTTGAATATTCATTTTGAAAATCCTCAACCTCTATAAAATCCCTATCTATTATTTGAGATTTCCAAACATACCCATCGACATCTATATAATCAACTAATTTAATCGAGTCTTTGGTAACTTCTAAAATACCGTTATTAAATGCAATAAAAGATTTATTTTTAGTGTCTTTCAACATCATTAACTCAACACTATCAATCATTGAAAGATAATTTTCTGAAAATAGATTTTGATAAGATGCGCAGTAATTCCAAATGTCAAACTCGCCCCTCTCGGTTAAATAATTTAAAACGAAGTCTTTTATTTTTTCGGTTGAGGTTTCAATTACTTTATTTGAAGTTATATAAATCCAAGTTGCCTTTTGTGCCTCCGATTGAAAATACTTTTTAAATCCATTCCGCTCCAAAAATAATTTATATTTTAAAGGCGAAATACCAATTTTATTTTTTTCGGTATAATGCCAAAAGTCTTCGTGTTCGGATGCTTCCTTTATTTCGTTAAAAGTACCCTCCGATATACTGTATTTTTCAATGACTTCCTTTTTACCTTTTTTAAGGTCTATTTTTATGGAGTCAATTTTATTATAATTTTCAAAGTATTTGGTATCAAAGTTTCTTTTTTTGTATGCTGATTTAATAGTTGTCTTTGCTTCGTTTTCTGAAAAATCCCCGATTACTACATTGTTTAAAATATACCCCTCTGCATTAATTTGTGAAACACCATACTCACAAAAAGCACCAGCCAAATCAAATATAAAAGCATTTCGCTCTCCCTCTCTAAAATCCTTATTCCAATTCCACTCCATTATTTTGGAAATGATTTTGTCTTGGTCAGTAATTGGTAAAAGAGGAACACGCTCCGATACATTAAAACCCTCCTCTTTTAAAATAGGGTTAAATATTTCAGCTTCTAAATTAACATAAATATTTGGGTCATACGACTCAAAACAAACCCTATCAACGTTTGAGTTTGAAATGTCGAAATAATCGTAATTAAATAGCTTATTAAACTCTTTAAATACTTTTGGATGTGTTTCCTTTGTTAATTCATTTGATACCTTTAAAACGCCCTTAATTCCAATTCCAGAGGGAGATATAAATAATAAAACAAAATGCTTGTTTTCTTTTAACAATTCCAATTGAGATAACATCGTTTCTTTATTTGGGTATTTATCAAAATCAACAACCATTAACCCCGAATGTTGTTGAAGTGAATTTGAATTTCTTTCGTTAAATATACCTCCAAATAAAATACAAGGTAATTTGCTTTTAAATTCTTTTTGTCCATTACGAACTAACTCTACAATTTCTTTGGAAGTTCCTTGTTTAATCCGTTTAATGATTTTTTCGATTGGTACGTGGAATGGTACATCGGTTGACTTATACAAGTCTTTGAATACTGATACTGTCATAGTTTAAAAGTTAAAAGGGATAAATCCACCAACTACGACACTGGCTTCATTATCCCTTTTTATAATGTTTTTTTATTGTCGTAGTTATGCAAATATATAAATAAATATTTAATATACAAATTTTTTTTTATTTTTTTTTAAAATAGTACACATAGTACACATTTTTTTACAAAAAGTACCCCCCCCTATAAAATAAAAAAATGTTTTCTTAAGAGGGTATAGGAAAACCGCAAAAATGTGTACTATTGACATAAAAAAAGGGAGGTAATTACACCTCCCTTAAAAAACAAAACAGAATATTTTTAAAATTCCAAGTCGTCATCTATAATTTCCTCATCAACTACCTCGATATTGATAGGGTCAGCTTTAGTTAGATATGTTTTAAGATAAGCCTCTAATGTATTGAAAGCCTCGTCTGCCAAATCGGCTTCGGCATCCGATATTGAGTTTTTAAATTTAAACTCTGGAACTGTGTATTTTACCGCTCCTTTTTTACCCTCTACAAAGTTAGTAACCTCAACCCACTCGTCTGTTAAACGTGAACGTGTCTTTGCGGTAAAATCTCCATAAGATTGACACGATGCTCCTTTTAATTGTAAATTAGCGATTGAGCCATCCTCAAGCATTACATAAATACTTTTTACATAATGAGCCCCAGCCGATTTGATTTTCTCTTTAATATCTTTATAAAGACCTTTTGCAATTTCGTTACCTTTAAATGGTTTAACGGTCATTATGTCTTTTGAAATCCATTTAACCTCGTTAGAATAAATTGCTGACTGGGTTGCATCATTCCAACCTTTCACTGTGTGCAATTCGTCAAGGACTAAAAATTTAAACGGTAATGGCAAAGCGACATTTTCTTTTGTTTCTTTGTCATAATAATTAAAACATTTGTCGTTTGATTTCCAGTCGATAAATTTTGTAGCTGGATTTGTTTGTGGTTGTGCAAACGCTTGTCTGCGGTTTGAAGTACTCATAATTTTATTTTATTTATGGAGCGAAATTAAGATGCCCACCCCTTGCATCGGTATTATGAATTACAAATATAGTAATTATAATGCTGACTTTATAATTAAACCATCATTTTTTTTATAATCTTTCACTAATCTTTGAAGCACTGAATAGCTTACATTTAAGTCTTCGGCTACGCTTTTTATTCCATTATTTTGGAAAATAAAATAATACTCCAAAAGTGAAATTTTTCTTTTTTGATTGCTGATTATTATTTTTGCCATTGTTTTAATATTTTCCTATATAAATTATTCACTCTCTCGGAATTAACGCCTCTATTATAATAGAAAGTCATTACTCTTTTTATTCGGTATAAATTTGAGTGCTTCATACTTCGTACAAATGAATGAATTTATATGTATTGGTAAATCCACCCCAATCAACAACAACTGGTAAATCCCTTGTTCTCTTTCTATCTTGGTTGTAATTCCCTATTTCTACGATTACACCAGTTACCTCTGTTGGATTGTGTCTATTTGCTTCTTTTGCAAATTCGCAATCGTGTCGTAATCTTACTTTTTGCCCCTCTTTCATATATAATTTCGGTGTCATTTTTTAAAATTTTAATGTTATACTTGATTTTCTTGGAGTTGTTGATACTTTTGGTACTTGGTTACCATAGGCGTCAAATGTGTCTTGCTTTTGAGCCATTTTCAATTGTTCAGTCCTTGCATCCAAATCGGCTTTAATAGTTGACCAAACCTCATCCTCTGCATAATTAATCGTATTACCACCGTTTACTGGTGTGAAATCAACACCGTAAACATTTACCTTTTCCTCTGGTAAGTGTTTCCTCATTTCGGTGTCTGCGGAGTTTAC